AAGTCGGTCTCTGTCAAAGTTGGATTTGTGATAGTAGAACCACCACCATTGTAAGAGATACTTAATGACTCGGGTATGATTGGTGCAGTATCTAATGCTTTACTAAGACCCCAAGACCTTTTAGAATCTGCTGTTGGTGTAACATCATCATCTGTTCCTTTATAGTCTGTAGGAGTTAGTCTACGTGGGTCGTTAAATCCTCTATCAACTCTTCTAGATAAAATAGTACCACCAACTTCTTGTTTAAATCCATCGGTTGTTACACCTGTACCAACACCTATGATAATTGGGTCTTGTTTAGTACTGTCCCTGAAGAATCCAAATACAGTTGTACCTTCTACAAGTCCGTGTGAATTAAATCCAAGACCTGATAATCCTGCAGAGGTAGTTGGTAATAGTACTTGTGCCCAAGGTAAATCGGGTGTTCCAATCAAAGATTTATCTGCAGTATGAATACCGTGAATCCTTATACGAACCCTACCTATCTTTAGGGGGTCTTGTCTATCCTCAACTATTCCATAAAAATGATGCATTATATAATCTCTCCTGCACCAACATTATCCAAAGGTCTACTAGACTTGACATCTTCTGAAAAACTTTCTTTAACACATTCTATAGTAACCTCTCCCTGTCTTTGTTCGGGAAATCCTTCAAACATTATATCGGTAATGAGATATCTATTATCATTAAGAGTGTTTTTGATATCATTATCTTCCTTCTTAACTTCTGCTTCGGGTATGTTTAATACGATAACAGTTCCTACTGTAATATCAGTTCTGAATGGAACCTTAAGTACCATTACATTTTGTTGTAGTATTTCTAATAATGCATTTCTCTCTAATCGTGCTTCATCTGATACAGAGTTTCCACTAAAGATTTCAGGTAACTCTATGTCGTCTGCATCTCCATATGGATGCATCATTGTAAAGTCTTCTACAACTACACTGTTGTATGCTTTATTGGGTGCAAAGTCAGCATCCAATGAGGTTGATGGGGGTGCAACTAGAGGGTCGTTTTGGATATCAGGTTGTAGGATGACCTCTTCATCATCCAAACGAAGCATTGGGAATCCTGAAAGATGAGTTCCCCTCTTCATAGTTTTCGCAAGGTCGTAATGATGTTCCTCTTCAATCTTCTTTATTGGATTGTACACTCTTAGTGATGCTGAGAAAGCACCTATCTCTGTCCCTCGTAAGATATTAAACAATTGTGGTTTGTTATACTCTTCAATAGTTGAGTTGAGACCACCTTCAGAGTTGATTGGTAAGTCTAGTGATTCTAGACTTGCAGATTTTGGATAGTAATTAAACTTTAATGGAAACTCTCTTTCAAACATCTCATCGATAGACATAAATCTAAATCCACCGTTTAATGTTTGGAAAAAGAAGAATCCCCTTCTCCAAGCAGCTTTAACTCCTCTGTCTGCATTGTTAATGCAATAATCTAAGAAGTGGTTTACTGTCCAATTAGGACAAATGAATTGTACGTTTTCAGGAAGTGTTGATTCCCAAAAATCAACTTCACTGTCTTTCATATTACCAAACTCTTTCATACTTGAAAGTACCATTGAGGAATACGAACCTCTAAAGGTTTTACTCATTCGTCTTTTTGATACATAGAGGAGTCTTGGTTCACAGAGTTTTAACTGAACTGTTTGTGTCTTATCATCAAGTCTTACATTGTTTACTGCTTTATAGACTCTAAAGGTTTTATCAATCGAAAACTTCTTATCAGACTTTTCTTCAGTACCTTCTTTACCACGAACAGAAATTCTAATGTATTCCTGACCAACAATCTTATAGTTCTTTAAAACATTAGTACCATCTCTAAGAGAGATGTCAGCACTTACGAACTTATTGAATATACTTTCGTACAAACGAAAACTTGTAACGATGTTTTCCAGTGCTATAGAATCACCTTCGGGTGTTACTAGTGTCATTGCTTCAATGACAAACTCGCCTGGTCTAAGGTTTACTTGACTCATTATTAATTAGACATCAACCGTTCAAACTCGTCTACTACTTTTCCGATTAGACTTGGTTTGATAATTTTGATGTTTCGTTTCTCCTCGTTATGTTCTATCTCGTGTTCTAAGTTACTAATCTGTGTAGAACCATTGATAAAGTAGTTGTGTTTAAATCCATCAGCATCTTTATAGTACGAAACACCATCTTTCATTTCAATAGCACTTTCTATAACAAAGGACTTACCACTAGACTGACCTGTAATAGTATCACCAGTTATCCAATCACTAGAAGTTACACCAAGTCTATTATATGTAGGTTGCAACATTAATACATTACCCGTACCTTGGTCTGATGTCACCTTTTCCCCTAATAGGAATTTGTTGGTTTGGTTTATAATACTACTGTTACTTGTTACTGTTAAAAACTGGCCTGGGTATTTGTCACTTATAAATGCATCAAATGTTTCTGTATCTTTATACCAATCATTGTAGTTCATAAACTCATTTACAAGAAACAATGTCCAATGTAAATCACTATTACCATATACTTTGGATGCAACAATATCAGGTCGTTCTCCGTCTTCTAGTTCGTAATACTCATAACTTATAATACTGTCTAATGCTTTTACATCAATAGCAGACTTTCTGAAGAAGTCTCTAATGGTAATGAACTTACCACTCTCTAATTTATAACCGACCTTTGGGAAATTTTTAAATAATTCTTGTGACATAATTATCCTCCTGTACCATCATTACGAACTTCATCAAGTATGCTACTATTCTCTTCAACGTCTTGGTCTACATAATCAACATTGAAGTCTGATAAAGAGTTTTTAAACGGACTGATTGATAGGTAATTTTCCTGTGTTAATATTTTGATTTCTAAAAACTCCATTGTTATGGTACTCTTAATTGGTTGACCGTCAATGAATGTTGAAAACTTTTGACCACCTGTATGGTCAACATCACATTTTGCACATACCATAGGAAGGAATCCATCAACCTTTTTTGAAATTGGCCCATCGAACTCTACATCAAAGATGTTTGGCATATTAAAGAAGTTTTCTACTGCACTTCCATCTGCTGCAGCAAATGTATCGGGTAACATTGCAGTTCTAAATGCAAAAATTATTCTGTTAACTGCATCTGCTTCCTTTTTAGATTTTGGATAGAAGTCATATGTAAAGTTAAACGACCTAAACCCAACACCATCTAGTAGTTGTTCTTGCATAGGGTTGATTGCACGACCTCTTGATACGTTGGTAAATCCACCTGTCAATTTATCTAGTGTATTGAGACCAACACTTGCGATTGCAGCTACAGACTCTTGACCGAATGCTTCCATCGCATCACCTTTAACACCATTCCCCACTTTACTGATGATGTCTGCTACCCCTCTTTTAGCACCACTAATACCTTGTGACTTATATGAAACATTAGACTGAGAGATTAATGAATCGGGGATGTACAATTTAATCTCAACTTGTTCTTCACTTGATAAAAGGTTTTTATTTCGTCCACTTCTTATTGTACCCTCTTTACCTTCTCGTGATTTCCTAGGTCTAGTTGTAAACACTAACCAGTTATCTAAGTCTTGGTCGGGATATTGTAGGTCAACAAACTTAGTTGCAGGACTTTTCTTACTAAACCCCTTACTTGAAGATGAGTTTTGTATCTGTCGTTCCAAATCCTGTCGTCTTTGATTAAGACTATCTCTTGCTTCTCGTGCTTCTTCTCCCAAAGAGTCTATAACTGAGTTATAGTTGAGACTTTTGATTTTACTTTGTATTCCTTTGACGGAATTGATTGCAGATTTGGCTTTGTTTACCTTGTTTAAAATTTTATCAATTACTGACATATAAATAATCCTAAAGAGTTTACAGTTATTTATGTCATACAGTGGTAAGTTCAAACCGAAGAACTATAAAAAATACAAAGGAGACCCCACAAAAATCTATTATAGGTCATTATGGGAGCGAAAGTTTATGGTTTATTGCGATAATAACCCATCAATCTTAGAATGGGGTAGTGAAGAAACCATAATACCTTACCGTTCTCCCATCGATAAGAGAGTGCATAGGTACTTTCCTGATTTTTATATCAAGTATGTTAACTCAAATGGTAAAATTCTTCGTGAAATTATAGAAGTTAAACCCAAAAGACAAACATTACCACCCAAAGAACAGAAACGAAAAACAAAAAGGTACTTAAATGAGATTGCAACCTATGCTGTTAACCAAGCAAAGTTCAAAGCTGCAGAAGAGTATTGTAAAGATAGGAAATATGGATTTAGGATTCTCACAGAAGAACACCTATTACCAAACAAAAAGAAATGAAAACATTATACGTATTTGATTTAGATGGAGTCTTAATTGATTCCGAAGATAATATGAGGGAATCGTTCAACTCCCTTAACACTGGTAGAGATTTTAACGACTACTTCAAACTTATCGGTAAACCCTTTAAAGATATCTTGACTGAGATGGGTATACTTACTGACCAAGATGAGTTAATGATAAAATACAATCACCACTCTCAAGAAAACAGTGACTTGATTAAGTTCTATGATGGTGTTGAACAACACTTGAAGTATCTTAAGTCCCAAGGTAAAAAGATTGCAGTTGTCACATCCAAACACAAAGATAGAACACACGACATCTTATCTAAGTTAGATGTTGAGTTTGATTTCATCTGTTGTCCTACTGAAGGACTAAGAGGTAAACCATCACCCGACCAACTACTATATACTCTTGCACATTGCAATACAAGTCCTCGTGATGCAGTCTATGTTGGTGATATGATAGTAGACAAAGAATGTGCAGATGCATCAGGTGTGGATTTTATACACGCTGAATATGGATACGGTGAGGTGGAATGTTGGAACAAAGCAAAATCAATACAGTCGGTCTAATACCATCCCGTTGGGGTTCAACTAGGTTCGAGGGGAAACCCCTTGCAATCATTAATGGTGTCCCTATGATTAAACGGGTCTATGACCAAGCATCGTTGTCGAAGAGACTAGACGAAGTCTACGTGGTTACGGATGATGACCGAATTGAGAACTACTGTAATGACAATGACCTGAATGTAATCAGGGTGGATGACGATGTAAAAACGGGGACTGACCGAATTGCACTTACACTAGATACACTTGATGCAAAGGTATATGTTAACATTCAGGGTGACGAACCCCTGATTGACCCTGATGCAATTGATACATTAATAGAGACTCATACACTAAGTAGTGTTACAAATGCGTATGTAGAATTATCCGAATCAGGAAAATGGCATAAATTACACGATAGGAATGTTGTCAAAGTAGTAACAGACTCGTATGATAATGCACTCTATTACTCACGACTTGGTATACCATATCATCAAAAAGATGCAACACCTGTCAAACAACAATTAGGTCTTTATGCATTCGATAAAGATTTCTTAAAACTTTTCCCCACCCTTCCAGTTAGAGATTTGGAGAGGAGTGAATCAGTAGAGATGTTAAGATTTATAGAGAATGGTTATAAGGTTAGGATGGTAGAAGTTAACGATGTGGGTTTGTCTGTAGATACACCCAACGATATAAAATCAGTGGAGAATTATTTAAATGATATACAACATTAATACAGCAGAATATGAGATAGATGAAGAGGGGATAACCCGTCTTAGAAAAGACTTTGAAGAGATATCTAAAATCGCACCACCAAAAATCATAACATTAGATGATGCGATGAACAAGTATGACTTAGTGCAAACTAAGAACTGGTCGAATTACATCAAAGGATTACTCCTCAATTTAGATACCGAACCAGTTACTAAAGAGACCTTCAAAGATAAGATGTCTAATGTTCCCGACAACCTTTCCTTCCACGCAGTTAAGTTTATCTATTTAATCAATGAAGCAAAGACAAATGGATTCTATTCGATACCTCAAGCTTGCATACACAATAAACAAGACACCCCTAAATGGTGGGTACATCCTGGCTCATTCCGTGAATCAGTACTACTCCATCTTAAAGATATGCAACACAAGTTTATCGTTTGGGATAGTCAAGATATGATTGATGCACCTGCATTGTCGTTTGAAGAATGGTCAACACCCTTCTTATCACTTCTAGAAAAGAAGTTAAACTTACACGTTAGTATATGTAATGAAGAACATAAGAAAGTCATCGAGTTCCACGTGGGTGAAGATAGACCCGAATACTATAATCTGAATAGGAGAGTATATGATATGTTCGGTGGTAAGAAACCATATCTAATAGGTGAATGTTCTCCCGACATAAAAGAATATTTCGGTGACGATGAAACAAGTAATGTTCACGTCCAAGCAAAAACAATACTCAAAGAAGATGACTTGTTATCCTTTTACGATTTCCATCCAAATATAAATGAGATTAATACAGATAACCTAAGAATTTACATTAAATAATCATAAATAAAGTATAATGTCGGGTTTATTTGAACAGTATGATAATCTATTACCATCAGAATTTGAAGAGAAGACTGATGAAAGTTTACAGTGGTTCAGAAAAAACCTAAGAAACATAAGAGTAAAACAAGAAGACATTCTTAGAAGTCAAGGTAACACTGCGTTACCTTCTGATATGAGAACAGGTGAGATGTTTATGTATATGTACGATGCAAAGTACAAGAATGTTTTACCATATTACGATAAGTTTCCTGTTATGATTCTTATCGAAAAATCCTTTACAGGATGTATTGGATTAAACTTACATTATATTGCACCTCGTTTTCGTGCAAAGTTTTTAGAAGAATTATATAAACTTAGTGATGACGAAGAACTAGAAGAGGGTGCAAGATTTAACTTAACATATGAATTATTAATGAAGATAACAGAATTGAAACACGGTAAACCTTGTGTCAAAAAATACTTATGGACACATATAGAAAGTAGAATAGTTAGAATATTACCCGAACACTGGGATGTTGTTTCTATGTTACCTCTTCAACAATTCAATGTTAATAGTAATACAGTATATGCAGATAGCAAAGGGAAGTTCTAATGAGTAACTTAGATATAGAAAGATTTAAAAGTAATTTTGACAACGGTGCAAGACCTAATAGGTTCGAAGCAGATTTCTTCTGTCCTCAACTCGGTTTAAACTGGGAAGGACTTAGAGTTGAATCCTGTTCTTTGCCAGGAAGACAAATAGAGACATCTCAATTCTCGGAATATGGGCCAACAAGAAACCTCCCCTTCCAAGTCAATCACGATGGAGGTAATGTAGAGTTCACATTCTTATGTGACTCATCCTTCACGGATAGAATTTTAATAGATGCGTGGATGGAAACTATCTACAGTGGTGCTGCAAGTGCTACAGACGAAGACCTTGGTGCATCAACAAATCCTAAGTTCTCATACTTATCGGATTACGTTGGAACAATCAATATAAGACAATTAAGAATGAATGGAAAACAAGCATTGGAATATGAATTGATGGAAGCGTTTCCTGTTTCATTCGCACCTATGGAATTGAATACAGGTACTAGAGACGATGTGATGAGATTCACCTGTGTGATTTCATTCAGGTCATTTAAAACAAAATATGTTGCAGATACATCATCGGGTGGACTTATAAATAGAGGTAGAAGAGTATTAGATATTCTTTTAGATGTAGGGAAACTTGCAGATAGAAAAGGTTCATCAAGTTTTTTTGATAGACTGGGTAGACTTGACAGTAGGTTAAGTAAAGTTGGGTCAATATTTGGCCCTTGATAATATAATGGAGTAAAGTATGGGATTACCAATCCAAAATGCACCTAAGTTTAAGTGCAAATTAAGTGATGGTCGAGAAGTAACATTCAGACCGTTTCTTGTTAAAGAACAGAAATATCTTTTAATTGCAAAAGAAAGTTCTGATAATAATGAAATTTTAGATGCTGTTAAGAACTTAGTAAGTGCAGTGACCGATAATGCAGTGGACACAATGACACTTCCAATCTATGACTTGGAGTATTTGTTTTTAAATATTCGTGCGAAGTCGGTTGGTGAGAGTGTTGATGTATCATTTTATTGTGGTGAAGAAGGGTGTGAGGGAACAGGTACTACGAAAGTTGACTTGAGTAGTGTTGAAATTGTTAAACCCTCAGAAGTAGACTCCAAGATTATGCTTAGTGACACACTAGGTGTAACACTTAAGTTTCCTAATACATCCGAACTTGCACAAGCAGAAATGTTAACAGATGATAACGATAAACTTATAGAGTTATTGATGAAAGGAATTGATACAATCTTCGATGATGAAAGTGTTTATAACACAAGTGAGATTCCTGACAGTGAGTTGAAAGAGTTTGTAGAGAATTTAACACTAGAACAGTTAGATGGATTGAATGAGTTCTTTGAATCTCTTCCATCAGTTGCAAAGGATGTTAAATACAAGTGTGACACTTGTGGTACTGTAAACGAAACAACCATAAGGGGGTTACAAAGTTTTTTTTAATATCTCTTTCTCACGAGAGTTTAATAAACTATTATAACACTAATTTTCAGTTAATGCAACACCACAAGTATTCATTAACAGAGTTAGACAGAATGATACCTTGGGAAAGAGAGATTTATGTAAAACTTCTCCTCAACTGGTTAGAAGAAGAGAAGATGAGACAGGAAAAGAGAAAGTCTTAGTTATGCACAAAGTGATTTTTTAATATAATTAAAGGATAGAACAATGGCAGACGAAAAGGAATATAAAGACCAGTCTAGTAACGAGGTCGAAATTGACTTAGATAAGTATATGGCACTTATCGAGAAACTTGATGAACAAGAAGATGTCATCAAAGAGATGAAAGAAGATGCTATCAAAGCAAAACGTGGACTCGAACCACCTAAACGAAAGTTTATGGATTTGTTTTTAGATGACAATGACTTGAATGAAAAAGCAATCATCGGGTTTATTTCTTTCTTCCTAATGGTAGTGTTTGGTATGACTGACTTAGTCACTGCACTAGTATGGGATATGGACTTAAAGGTATCAGAAACAATTTACACATCATTTGTTGTAGTGACACTTGGTGCATTCGGTATATCAGAAGCAGGAAAAGCATTCGGTAAATAGGAAACATAAATGGCAGACGAGTTCGACAAATCAAGAGCAGAATTGCAGAAACAGGTTAATGCACTTAGTGAAACTACTAAGGGTTTTAGTAAACCGTTTAAGAATGCAATCGATGAACTTAAGAACATCAATATAGATGTTGCAGAAACTGCTGCGAATCTTAGAAAAAATTCAAAAGATACATTTGAAGGTTTGGTTGCAGGTGGTCAATTACTTCGAGCACAACGTAAAGCTGCAGCAGACCCCGAGTTCGCAAAAGTAAACAATGCTGTAAAGGACTCATTAAGAAAACAAGAAGAGATTCAAAACACAATCAATAATAAGTTACAATCATCTGCAACTCTTATTGATATGCAAAAGACAATCAACGAGAAAGTAATAGAAGCAGAAAACTTAGGTGTTGATAGTACACGAAAACAAAAGGAAGATGCACTCAAAGAGATATCAGACCTTGAGAGTGAATTATCAAAAGCAAAAGAAACTGAAGTTGCTCTAGAAAATCGTAGATTACAAGAAACCAAGAAAGCAACAGATACTTTAGTTGCAATACAAGAAAAGAACAACAGTAAAATCAAGAAAGACTTGGAAGCTGCATCATCAAGTGAGAGTTTTGGTAAGTTCAGTAGTGGGTTAAAGGAACTAAGTGGTGGTATCATTGATATCAGTGCTGTATTAGACCCAATAGTATCTAAATTTCAGGCAGTTTCTAATGTTGGTGGTGGTATTCTAGAAGCATCTGCTAATTTCTCAGAAGTTTTACAGGGTTTTGATTCAAAATCAGGGGAGAATGCTAAGAATAAAGCATCAGAACTAAAGGATAGAATCCTTGGAAATAGGAAAGAAAAGAAACAAGGTCAAAAGTCTTTAAAGGACAAGAAAGACTTATCATTAAAGAACAATAAGGCAGAGAACAAAAATCTAAAAAGTAAAAAAGCAATCAATGGAAAACTGGGTGGAATTACTAGTTCATTATCAGGAATCCTTGCATCACTTGGTTTAGTTTTAAGTGGTCTTGCGTTAATTGTTCTTACAGTTCTTGGTGTAGGGATTGCAATCGGTGCTGCAGTTGTGGCGATTACAAAAGCATTTAGTGCTGAAGCATTTGCTGGTGTAGGGATTGCAATCAAAGAGTCTGCGAACAGAATATCAGGTATATTCAAAACTGCTGGTCAATCACTTTCTAAAGGTATAACAAAACTTAAACTCGGTCTAGGAATAAAGGATGCTAAACCAAAACCTGTAAAACTACCAAAAAATACTAAGATTCCTGATAATGTAAAATTGAAAGCAGATGGAACACCTGATATGCGAACCAAAGAGGCGAAAGCTCTTGTGGATGACGCTGCAAAAGGTAGTGGTAAATTACTGGGTGGATTAAAAAATACTGCAAAATTCCTTGCTAAGAAACTTCCGTTTGTTGGTGCTGTTTTAGAAACAGGTTTAGATGGAAAAGAACAGAATGATAAGATTAAAGAATTAAGAAAGGCGAGAGAAGACGGAACCCTAATGAAGAAGGATGATGTGACTGGTGAATCTCGTGCATATACCGATGAAGAATTTGAAGAACTAGAATCTGCAACACTTGCTAATAAAGCAGGAAGTGTCGGTAAAGGTGCTGGTTCACTTGCAGGTGGTTTAGGTGGTGCATTAGTTGGTGCAAAAGTTGGTACTGCATTAGGTGTAATCGGTGGCCCAGTTGGAATGGCAATCGGTGGTTTCTTAGGTTCACTTATTGGTGGTGTTGGTGGTGCAATTGTGGGAGGAATCGCAGGAGATAATGCTGCAACATCGATTGCAGGGGATAATAACTCTCAAAAAATTGTAGACGATGCAGTTGCAAGTCTTCCAACTGTAGATGGAGATGCAATTGCAGATAGTACACTTGCAACAGTAGAAGCAGGTGAAGATGCTAATGTCCAATCTAGTACCGTTGTTACCACTCAAGCAAATTCAAATGACAACAGTCAAACAAATACCTTTGTAAGTGGTGGACAAAACTCTGCAAGAAACAGAGACGCTGACCTCATCAGAAATGTTGGTAACTTAATGGGAATCTAAAGACTTAATCTTTCTATTATATTTTGTTTTATCTTTATGAACTTGAGTAAGTCCGTGTGATGGTGTCTCTTTACGAGTAGTTATTTCGGGTTTCTTTTTACCAAAGATTTTCTCCCAATTATCTGCATAGGTCTTATCGTCCGAGTTCCTTCTCTTGGAACCTTTTCCTCCGTGCCATTGATTCATTATCTTCTTCTTTGTCTTGTTGGTATTGCTCTCTTCTTTGCATCCAGTTTCTTTCTTCGTTTTAAATCTTGATTCTTTTGATTCTTAGTGTCGTTAGGTTTCTCGTGATACTTTCTATCCCTACACTCTTGCACTATCTCTGCATTATCACATTCTTTTTTAAATCTACGAATAAGTTTATCGAATGGTTCTTCCATTCTATTCTTCGGATTCAATCTTGGTTTAACACTTGGCATATTTTCTCTATTATTAATTATCTAAAAAGTGTGAAGTCACCCCACGCCTTACAGCAACCCGTTCTTCACCGACCAACCCGCTTACGCTGTTGACCTTTCCCTTACTAAGTACCCCCATTATTACTCCACGGTCTTAGTGATGATGGAAGACTTTTCACATTATACATATCGTAATCTTCCATCCCCATAAAGAGTCTTACTACTTAATCAGTTGCAAGTCTCTTAAAGTAATCCATCGCATCGTCTTCCTCTACTACTGGAGAGGTTGATTCTACTGATGAGATTACAGGTTCATCTGCAACAGATTCAGTGTTTACATTAGACCAAGGAACTTCTTCCATATCTTCTGCAACAGACTCTGCTGTAGAGTTACTCATTCCACCTGCAAGACCTAGAACTCTGTCTAGTTTCTCTTTGAGTTCGTCATAAGACTTGAACTCTTCTGGCGAAATAATATTCGACAATGAATGAGTTGAATTATTTATACTTTCCAACTTACTTTCATCATCAAATAATGGTGCAGTTGCATCGAACTCTGATTTATCATAGTTCCAGTAACCATCAACTTTTCTGATTTTAATCTTAAAGTTTGCACCTTCATCTCTCAAGTCAAAAGGATTGATTGCTTTCTCATCTTCAAATGCAGGTGAGATTGCTTCCTTGAGTGCTTCAAAGATTTTTTTACCGTATCTGTATTTGAATACTTTACCTTCGTTGTCGGGATTTTTAGGGTCTGAAACAACATAGACATTAGACACATAATGTAAACGTCTTTTCTGTTTACGTGCAATCTCTTTGTTTGCTTCGATACCTGTATTCCACAACTGGGTGTTGTATTCAGATACTGGGTCTTGTTTGCCGATAGTGGTCAATGATTTCTCAATGTACCATCCACCTGGCCCTTGAAACCCGTGGTCGAAGTATGATACCCAAGGCATCTCTTCTCCATTGGGAGTAGGTAAGAAACGAACTACAGCGTAACCGTTACCACTCTTATCGAGTTCGGGTTTCCACATAGTATCGTCATTGTAGGATTTTTTTGCACCTTCTGTTGGTGAAGCTGTTTCCATTGCAGCTCTTAGTTTATCTAAACTACTTGACATTGTATTCTCCTATTTTATTACAATTATATCGCATTTTATTACAATTTTATAAAGATACTTCAGATGGGTGACCCACCCCAAGTATCCACTCTTCACTATTTTCATAGTTAAGTACATTATAGTCTACCTTCACCAACCCGTCAAGGGGTTTTTTCCAATAAACATTAATGTTTTCATACTCCTTTAACAGAGCAAGAAACTGTTGTTGTTGAGTATGGAAGACTCTCGACTCCTCTGTATACTCATCTTGGTAATTTAAGTAATCACCACTGTATATACTTGTAGGGTCTGCATGTTCTAATGCATCAAACCCAATCAAACATATATCCGTATATTTATGTTCGGCTGCATATCCTAATGCAGACATTCCACCAAATAAATTCTTAAGTTTTGGATTATTATATATAACTATGTTATCTTTATGAACACTACTATATCCAATACAAGATACCACATCATCAAATCCCTGTATCGTAAATAAATCGTCCCCGTCTTTTCTAACTTTAAATATGTTCTGAGGTTGGTGACTGTATTCAAACCCATTTGTCATTAAGTCCCACATCTCCATAGGTATCGGGTCGAAGTCTCCAACTGCAACTTTGTTCTCATAGTGATACATATCATCTATGACTTGTCTCTGTACTGGTATATCAAGTGCAAACAATAAGTCGGGTTTCTGTTGTTGATAAATTCCATTGAATCCCCACCATTCATGTCCTTCCTCTAAAAAGGAATCCCAATCAAAGTCTTTTCGACTTGGGCCGTTACCTATTAAGTAGAGCATAGTTCTATCAATTTATTCTTGTATTTCTTTTGGTCGTATGTTATAAACGACTTGTATTTGTTAATCTTTATGTGTAAGTCGGGATACACTACCTTCTCTGTTATAAGTGTTTCCCAATCCTTAGTGAAACCTATTATCTCATCCATGATGCAGATGGTTTCTAAACTTGTTTGTTTACTCATATATGATTTAAGTAAACGAGGGTGTTGACCATTGACCACTTTAAGTTGAGTATCTATCTTATACTTTCTCATTAAGTCTGATACTTCTGTCTCAAACATATATCCAAGTTTCTGATTCCTCTTCTTCCATTCCTTATATCTCTTATCACACTCTTTGTCTAATAAGTCACCTGCCCAATAATCTTTAAAGGATAGGTTTGCAATGTAGAAGTCTTGCAGTTCTTGTTTATATGTTCGGAACAATTTACCAAAGTGGTATTTGTCTTTACGTTTTAAGAAGGAATTGATATCTGACTTTACCTTTCCGTTGTACTTAACGAAATCATAATCCTTGGAATAGAAGTGTAACTTTATCCCAAGGTATAATGTGTAAGCATCGTATCCTTCTCTAGAAGTCATTAAGTAATAATCTTCTTCTCTGCTGGTACATCAATCAAAGGTGCATCTTTTTCACCTGTTGATATTGCATGTGCCTCAACGACCTTATCGTTGGATGGAACTACGAACACTACATTGTGGAATGTTGCAACAGGTGGATTCTCCACTCCCGTTGCAGCTATACCTTTTGCAAAACCCATTGACCCATCTTGTGGGTTGGATAGAATCATCCTAGGGTTGTCAATCGTAATTGCACTATCTTCTTGAGAGACTAGTTTTCCAACATACTCTCCACTAATTGTAACTACTGTTACTACGTCACCTGTTTGCATTATCTTGCTCCGTAAGGGTTTTTGTATTTCTTAGCTGCATAGGTATCCTTTGCATCTCTTACACACCAATATAATGGTATAAAGTTTAATACTGGTACTACAAACATTAACTGCCACCAACCACTACGACCTCTGTCGTGTAATCTTCTTGTTGTTACTGATATGCTTTGAACAAAAGTTGCTACCATAAGTAATGCTACTA